AATCTGGATTTTTACCACCAAAGTATTGATTCTCTTGGATAGCATCTATTTCCCACCATTCACCATTATATTCGATTACATCACCGACTTCAACAAATAAATCTAATTCTTTTAAATATTCTCTTATAAATCCAAAAGAACACGCCTGATTATAATCCTGACCAAACTCCGTTCCTTCGTATGTTTGTGTGTCACGAGTTATCAACGCAGGAGTTTTTACAGGACTGTGATATACTTTTTTATCTGATTCATTGTACAAATTTGTTTTTGTATTCTCAATTGATAATTTATACACAGCAACTTCTGTATCTATAATATCTGCAATTAATTCCATATTAAATTTGTGGACAAGACCTGCATCTCGTGTTCCATGAAATAATGGCATAATTTTATCCTATGTAAATTGCTAAAGGTGTTCCATTCAAACTAACATTTAGATGTTCTGTTTCCGCTCTTTTTGCTTCCAACAATTTAGTACGAGTCATTGTATCTAACATTGTTCTCAATTCATCTATCAGAGCCTGTTTCTCTGTTCCAGCAGCACCCAATAAGTCTGCAGCATTTAGTGTTGTTTCACCATTTGGAATTGGAATACTGCCATACTTACCACGAATATATCCAAGATTTTCTTTTGCAAGTGCAAGTGTGTACTTAAATATCCATTGTCTTCCAACTGAATTTATATGTTGATACTTCATGTGCTGATATGGAGCATTTGAAATATCAGATACAGTTCCATTTGCATATTTTAATGGATTAGACCTCTCCTCTTTTACAATATATTCGATCCAAAGTTTAAAATCTCTAACTGGAATTGGAAATATTCTCATTTCATTATTTATCAATTCAAATGAATACGATGATTTTCTCATCAAATCATTAAATTCAATTGCCTGAACACGCAATAAATCTGCGTACATAGGCATCAACATAAAAGAAACACCAGTAGAATAACCACCAAACCCAAATGTATCTAACATTGCTTGATTACCCAAATAAGGATCATAGAAACGAATAGAAGCAGGTGGTGCATAATGATGAACCTTTTTTATCTCAATCGAACCGGTTGATGCATATATGTCCCTAATCAGGGTATCTAAATTATATCTCTGTTTATTTGTCTGTATATCTATTGATGCTGAATGAAATGTTACATTACCATTCGTGAATGTCTCAGAACCGTATTCTGTTGCAAGTTGTACAATACCGCCCATATTGGTTGAAATGTTTCTATGTGTTAAATTGGATGCGGTTGGCGAACCCATAATACTCAACATATTCTGCTGTATATTGTATTGGTTTACATGGTTGGAATATTCCGATACGGCCTCTTCAAAACAAGCATAAAAGTTAGTTGCTTGTAATTCAACATCGACTAGAGGATAACCCAATCTTCTAGCACACCAATCTGCAACATTGTCTGCATCGGTTTGAAAATTGGATTCACTGTCATAGAATCCAAATGGGGTACTTCCAGTTGTAAAAGTGGAAGTACCCGTCCAAATTGGAATATCTGTCATTTACTTCTCGGTTTTTGTTTCTTCAAAATATTTTAATATATCGTCAACAATAGGATGACGGTGGTTTGTTTTTAATTCATAAACCCCCAATCCATTTATTTTATCTTTCATATTAAATAAATATGGCAAACCAGAGTCTTTTTTCTGTTTTAAATCAATTTGTGATATATCACCCGTTAGCATCATTTTTGAATTAATACCAAGACGCGAAAGTATCATTTCCATTTGTGCCTTTGTTACATTCTGTGACTCATCTACAATCACACAAGCATTAACAAATGTTCTACCACGAAGAAAAGAAATAGGAGCAATTTCTATCTTATCTTCCATCATCAATTTTTCAATCTTCTCTTTATGATATAATTGAAACATATTCGCTTGAATAGGAGATAACCAAGGATCCATTTTTTCTTTAATGTTACCAGGAAGAAATCCTAAGTCTTCATTAGAAACGGTTGGTCTTGTAATTATTATTTTCTCTACCTCACGGTAAAAAAAACATTCAAGCGCAATTTGTGTTGCCAAAAGTGTTTTACCCGAACCAGCTTTACCAACAAACACCGAAATATCATCCTGCAAGGCATCAGCCTTTATTCTTTTTTGTTCCTCATTGAGAGTTAATTGAAATTGTATTTTATTTTTTATCGTTTTTCTTCCTTTCTTTATACCCGAATTATTTAGACCCGAAACTTCGTCTTCACCTAACAAAACATTTTTACTTTCTTCTTCGTTATGGTCGGTCTTCATATTTGCTCCTAGAGTAATTTGGACAGGGTGTCTCCCAATGATTTTACATCACCTTCAATCATGGATAAAATACTATCCAATTTTTCAGGTTTATGGGTCCATTCAAAACCAACGATGGCAATAAACTCCGAACTTTTTTTTATCGGATATACCACGGCAGACTTTGATCCCCTTTGTGAAAAAAATGCCTTAGTAATTAAGTCCTCGATATTATCTACAACAGGATATACCGCCTTATGATTTATTACATCTTCTACGAAGTTAGAATAAAGTGACATCGGTAAGTTCTGATATTCTTTAAACTCTGTGCTTACACCATCTTCAAGTGATTCAAATGATGTTGAGAGTTTTGTCATGGATTTGCCTGTTTTGTATTTACCACCATTATGTCTTTGAAGTATAAATGCCCTTTGACAATTATATTCCTCTAATAGTTGGTCTAATATGGTTTGGATTAGTTTAGAATGAGAAATCTCTCGGTCAATTCTTTTTTGTTTGTATTCACCGTACTTGTATTTAAGAAACCAAGAAAGGAAAACACCCAAGAGTGTTGCTAGACTCGATACTCCTAATTTCAGTATATCTATGTATTGAATTTGAGTTTCCATTTGAAATAAATAGCAATTATAAAATAAAAAAGGGTGACAAATGCCACCCTTTGTTAAAAAATTATTTTTGTTTATTTTTTACTTTACGAACAATAAATTCCCATCAACTATTCTAAACTCACCTTTAGGTCTATATGATTCTGATGTTTCTTTGCCAAAATTTTCATCAAAGAATGAACGAATATGTTGTATAACAGCCATTATAGCCCAAGCAAGAATTATAGCGTGTGCAACTTGCATCATTGTTTTTAAAACATCACCAAATGGTGTTAAGAACGGAGCAAGTAAATCTACAATAGTTTGAAAACTAAATGTACCTTGTATACCGTATGTCCATATTTGCCATGATTCTGCAACAACATACGATAAAATTGGAAATGTGAACGGTCCAGGACCACCTAATTTTGAAGATACTTTTGATGACATAGGTAATAGTTTTTCAGCTACCTGTTCTCCAACTATTTCAATTAGTGTTGTCAATGGATGGAATATAGCTTTTACACCAAGTATAATATAGTCAGCAACCTTTCTTCCCATTGGATTCTTTATCAAAATGTTTGTTAAATCTGCTTCATTCAGATTCATCAATTCTTTAATATATTGTTTATTAGAGAATATACCACGATATGCCTCTGCAATATCTTCCATGGATTTCTCCACATCATCTGGAGTAATACCCTTTGTATCATTTGGTGTGAAATCACCTGCCATAACCCGTTTTTCAAACAATCCACCGCCGGATAATTTTTGTGAAAAATAAGTGGTTATATGATTATAAATTGATTTTGCATCTTCAAAATCTTTTTTTGCATCTTCGTGTTTATGTGGATGTTTTTCCTTGAATGTCTTAATCCAAGCATCATCCATCGCACTAATAAGTTTTCCACCAATTTCAGCAATTTTTGCCTTTATGGTATTCATTACTTTAGCAAATCCAGCTTTTATCTTATTCATCAATTCTTGTATCATATCTGAGAAGTTTGTCCAAATTGTTTTAACACCTTCCCAGCCTTTTACAAAAGCGTCTTTTACCTTTACACCTACATCAGTAACCTTGTCAGCGGCTGCATCCCAAGACTTCTTAATGAAATCCGTAAATCCCTCATCGATGATTCCTTCTGAAATAAGTTTCTGTTGTTTGTCTATTGAACGAATTGTACTTTCATTTATTTTTTTTATACCTTTATATTTCAAATAACCACCAATCACTAAACTTTGTGTTTCAGTCAATATACCTGATGCTAATATGTTATTTATTGCAAACTCATCTAGAAATGCATAATTCTTTAGTCGGTTTATTTGACGAGTTTGATTAACCTTTATTTCATTCAGCAATTTTGTTAAACTATATTTATTATGCTTCATTTGAAATACTCAGTTTACTTTTTAACATAAAGTAAATTACCATCTTGTATTTTAAATTTACCGTTTGGTGAATATGATTCACTTTTAACTGCTTCAACTTTATCAAATAAATTTATTAGTATGTTTGCAACAGTCCAACACAATAATGCCTTGTGGATAGCATCAACAGTTTCAGTTGCAATAGCAAGTCCAGGAAATAGTGCATTTAGAACTTGAACAATTGCCATTTGATTTTTTGTAAATTTTATGATAAGTTCAACTGCCTCACCAAACAAAGTTCCTATAAGTTGAAAAGGATATGTACCTGGTCCACCAACTGTCTTTGTTACTGTTGAAAATCCAGAAAAAAGTTTTGGTCCTGCCCAACTAGCAATAGTTTGTCCTAATTTAGCGAAAGGCATAAAAACCCATTGTAATAATTCTATGGCATAATGAACTATTTTTTTAAGTGCAGGATTTTTTATTGCATCATCAAGGTGTTCTACTGATCCACCTTCATTTAGATTATTTTTTCTTATGTTTCTTTTTAATAATTCACTAACTACATTGTAATTTGATAAAAGTGAATTTCTTTTACGAATTAAATTTTCCATCTGAGCAACTTGTTCCAAACCCTTTTCAGCTTCGTCTGGAGAAACCTTTGGTTCTTCATCTACTGTTCCGTTTCCTGCCAATACATCTTTTTCCCAAAATGGAGCCGCAACCCATTTTTGATACCAAGCATCTTTCCACCATTTAGAAGTTTCGCCCAATTGTTTCATTTCTTTAATAAAATCGGGATCTCCTTTTAATTTTGGTATTCTATCTTTTACTTTTCCAATGACTTGATCAGCAACAGGACCTGCTGCAGATGCAGATGATCCACATAATTTCTGCAATCCATTTTTTGCTGAATTTATTACTTCTTGAACTAATGCCTTAAATTCTCCCCATATCCCCTTTACTTTACTCCAACCACCTGCAATAGCATCTTTTGCCTTGTCACCTAATGACTTTAATCCATCCCATATATCCCCAAAAAATCCTTCTTTTAATCTCAGTTCCATTTCTGATGAATTGGATATAATTCTCACATTTTTATCCAAAGAACGAATCGATGATTCGGTTAATGATTTTGTTTTTGTTTTTGAAAATAATACTCTTAATGCCTTTTGTTCATTTACTGTAAAAATTTTTGATTTTAACAGTGAATGTATTGCTTGTTCGTCAAGTGATATTGCACTATTACGAACTGTGTCAAATCTTTTGAATGTATTATTTTCAGACATGACTTCATTCATAAGACTTCTTAAAGAGTTAGTGTCATTAATTTTAGATTTCATAGGTAGTTTCCAACTGTGTAAAATAAATTCTATTACATTAGATAAATATGTGTGTAAATAAAAAAACCCCATGTAATTATCATGAGGTTTGCTTTATTAATATTGACTTATTATTTCTTTACCATTGATTTTATTGTTTCTTTGACTAATGGTCTCAAAATACTAACTAATCTTTCTTGAAGTCTTTGTTTTTTAACTTTTTTCAAATATGATTCTTGTAATCTCTTTTGATTTACTTTGTTATATTCACGAAGTTTTTTCATAATAGATTCTGTTAGTGGTTTTTGACCACGACGCATTTGATAATATGATTCCATTTTATCCTTAACATCAGGACCGTATGGTGCCTTAAGATCGATAGCACCAGCTGCAATTGCCTTAGCAATAGTTGCAACTTCGGGAGCATTTATAACGGGCATATCTACACGATTTGGCGCCCATCCTGGAATTGCCTTTGGCATTTTTGCCGCATTAGCAACCATTTTTTTCTTTGCCTCTTCAACCGAACCACCCCATTTTTCAAAAGCTTCTTTACATTTTGCAGGATCTTTTTCTGCCCAATAACCTTTTTCTAAAACAGCATCAATAGCATCTTCGATTGGTTTACCACCAAATTGTGCAATATCACCTTTACCAGTATTTCCACCACGACCTAAACCTTTTGTAACAACATTAAGTGCAGTTACAAGAGCACCACCTGGAAGGTCAATTTGTGTTGCATCAAGAGTTGCAGATGGGTCAACTAAGAATGTTGCTGCCCAACGGTGATGTCCGTCCATGATATAATTATCGTTTGATATAATCGCTTGTAAATCACCACCAGGTCCACTTGGCATAGGATTGATTTTCATTATTGCAGAAAAAGCAAATTCTACTGCTTTCTGTGGAACTACTTCTTTTTGAGACGGTTTTAATTTACCAGCAGCAACGGATACTTTTTTCGATGGAATTTGATCATCCGCAGTATCTCCATCAGCCTTTCCACCTTTGTATGCTGCTTTCGCCGCATCAGCTGGAACTTGACTTAGTGGCATAGCATCTTTGGTTCCAAATACTTCATCATCTTCAAACAGTCTTCTCTTTTTGTTAGTCTGTTTCATACTATTTTCCCATTATTACTTAAAAATACAAATTTTAAAAAGAGTGATCTGTTTGAACACTCAGAAATAAATATAAACTAAAATGAAAAAAAAACAAAAAAGGAGTGAGATTTTTTCTCACTCCTTTATTTTTCACCAACCATCTAAGACTAGATGTCACCTAAAGAATCGATTTGAATCAAACCGTAGAATTCAGGACGAACAATTTTCTTAGCATAGCGAGTCATCACGCCTTTTCTTGGTGTGAAGTTGGTTGGATCATATACCAATGGTGTCATTACAAGTGGAATGTAAGGAGCATAAACCGCACCTGTTTCCAAGAATTGTGAACCACGGAAACCTACAAGAACTTGATTTTCAAGCATATATGGGTTCTTGTAAACTGTGATACGACCATTTAATTGACCAACTTTTTGTACACCCATTGCGAATTTCATACCTTCACCATCAACTGCATAGCCAGGCATTGATTCAAGTATTGTAGCAACTTGTGGAGAACATACGAGGAAGTTTGCACCACCACGAAGTGTTTTCTGATGAATTGTGTTTGATACTTTTTGAATCTTTGTGCCAAGTGTTTGGAACCAAGTTTGTTGGTTAAACGCAGAAGCAGCAGCTTGGTTTGTAGCATAGTCACCGAACAATCCAGTAGCACCATCATAAGTGCGACCGATACGAGCAGACCATCTTTCTGTTGTTTGTGCATTCTTAATCAACATATCAAGAATTTCCAAATCAATTTCTTGTGAAATGTATTCAGACAACATAGATGTTAATTCTGCTTCAGCATCGATTGAGTGATATGCATTCAAATCTTGTGCGAATTCAGGTGTCCATACTGCCTTCAACTTGCGTGTTTTAGCAACTATGGATTCTGAACGCAATTCTAGATTGATTTCTGGAATAGCTGTTGTGTCAGCTAATGCAGAACCTGCTGTGTCTTCAAAGTCACCACGAGAAGTTGCAGTAGGTTGTTTTTCGTAAGAAACAACTGCATTACCAGGAACTGCTGATGCAGAAACTACGAATGTAATTTGTGTGTTTGTTGAGTTTGCAGTTGTATATTGTGGGAAGTAACCCAAAATATTTGAACCAGAAATCTTGAAAGCACGAATTGCTTCTGTATCGTGTGTTGTCATAGATGCAGAAGAAACTGTAACTGTAAAGATTTTACCACCTGCAAGAGATGCAGAGTAAGCATTTTGGAATTCTGTATCATACTGATATGTTGCTGGTGTACTGTGAGAAACTGAACCAGTTGCACAGTTAGTAGAATCAACAGTAGTAGCAGTTACAGCCAATGTTGAAGTGTTTGCTTCATTGATTGAATAACCAAAACGACCTGCACCATAAAGACCGCCTGAAGGATCAGCGTCTTTTGCATCTTTACCTGTCACACCGAATACAGAATCATTTTGTGAATCTTTACCTGCACCTGTTGTGAAACCAGGTTGTGCTGTACCATATTTGAAATCCAAGAAGAACACAAGACCAGAAGGCAAGTTCATTGGTTGAACAGAAACAAAATCTTTCGCAGCAATTTCAGAAAAAATACGGCGAACCAATGGAAGTGCAACGCCTGCCCATTCTTCTGAGCCAGCTGCTGTACCTGTACGGCTTGATTCATCAATAAGTTGTTTTGCTTGGTTTTCTAAAAGAACTGCAATAGAGTTCTTTTCATATTCATTATTCAAATTATCAAGAAGACCAGTTTTTGCCCATTTGTTGACAATTTGCTTGTTTTCTTTGATAAGTGCTTTGTGGGGATTCCCAGAAGCATTTAAGAGAGATTGTATACTCATTTTTTTATCCTTAATTAAATTATTTTAAACCTGCTAATTTGCGTAAACGATTTGCCATATCATTACCTTCATTCAAGATTGGTTTTGATGGGCGTGTACTTGCTGTTGGTTTAGAAGCAAAAGATTCTTTAAGTTGTTTAACTTTTGTTGTTCTAAACGATTCGCTAAGTGTAGCAAAAACTAATTTGACTTCACGAAGACTTGATGCACGATCAAAGTTTTCGATAACAGTCATTTTTTGACGCTCTGACAATGAGTGTTTTCTAAAAAGTTTGTTAGAGAACAATAATTTAGAATTAAGAAGATTTACCTCGTTTATTTTTGAACGCAAGAATTTGATAACAGCATAAGCTTCACGAAGTTTTGCTTCTGCAACTTCTGCTTCTTCATCTTCACCTTCTTCAACAGGTGCTTCCTCTTCGTCTTCCTCGCGGAGAGCACGGAGAACTTCTTTAATATCTACTTCTTCTTCATCTTCACCTTCTTCAACGGGTGCTTCTTCAGCTTCACCTTCCTCTTCCTCGCGGAGAGCACGGAGAATTTCTTTGATTTCAGCAACCTCTTCACTGTCTTCTTCATCTTCTACTAATTGAGTAAGTTTTTCACTCTTCATTTCAGTAGAGTCATCTGATGCAACTGCTGATGGTTTCTTGTTGTCACCACTGCCGATTTCAGATGAATCAATGTCTTCTTCTAATTGACGAATTATCTCCATCAAATCTTCATCCATTGGTTCTTCTTCATCTTCACCTTCTTCAACTGGTGCTTCTTCATCTTCACCTTCTTCAACAGGTGCTTCCTCTTCTTCACCTTCTTCCATTGCAGGTTCTTCATCTTCACCTTCTTCCATCGCAGGTTCTTCTTCTTCACCCTCAAAGAATCCGTATTCTTCAACTGGTGCTTCTTCTTCACCCTCACCCTCTTCAACTGGCTCTTCTGCTTCTGCTTCTTCTGCCAATTTTTTGGAGAGCATCGATTGAAGACGAGGTGTAAATGCCTCCTCCAATGCGAGCTTTGCGTTTGCAAGTGCTACTTCCTTAACGGCTTTAGCATCTGCAATTGCTTCTTTCAGTAAGTCATTCATTTAAAATCTCCAACTATTCTAGTGTTATTATTAACGACTAATGTATGTAAAAATAATAATAAACTCTATAAGGTGAAGATATTCTTAAATTCTTCAATAGAGTATTTTGTAAATATAAGTATGTACTAACTACTTTTTTCGGTATTTTTTTGTGAATTTTTTTCGGGAGGACCATAAGAGAATATAGATTTTACATCGTTCTGAGTGTATGTATATCTTTTATTCCTATCCTTTGTGTCTATTTTCTTTTCATCCGCCATGATTTTGCTCCACTAATATTTTGTAAATATTTCTTTTATCATTAAATCCTTGAATAGTATATCTACAATTTCTCGGAAGAGTTACCTCCGTTTCATGACAATATTCATTTACTTTACATGGTAAGGTTAATACGGAAGTTCCAGCGGGAATTAAAAACTCAAAAAGTGGTAATCTTTTTTTATCACCACCCTCACATATCAAAGGATTCAATGTTGTTGTTACAAACACTTCATCAACCCATTGACCGGCATCAACGAATGCCTGTAAAACATCTTCGTTTTCAACAGATTTGTAGGTTATTATGTTATAATCAAGTCTCTGCATTTGTTCACTAAATGCATAATCTAAACTACGAATTGTAAATGCATTCATTGCACTATTAAAAATCTTTTCTCTCTTATCGCCTTCTTTTGGTTTACCCATTTTAAGTTGTTGGCGTATTTCTTTCGGTGACATGAGTGATTCAGCAAATCGTATGATATTATTTATATGACCGGTATTCAAATAATAATGTTGGAGTGCAGTTACAGTTTCTTTATCCAATTCTTTTTTACTCAATATACTATGTTTAGAGACAGCAATTGTTTCTACTCGTTTGTATAATGCCTTTAAATCTTTGTCTTTACCTATAACTGAATCATACATATCTAATATTTCTTCGTAATCAAAATTAAGTAATTTATCTTGTGATTCTGGATAAATTCCAGTTGTCTTTTTACTCAATTTTTCTACCTCTATTGGTTTAAGAAAACCAACCGTTTTTAATCCAGTTTTTTCCTCATTCGGTTCTTTTGGTTTTTCTTCTTCCTTTTTTTCCTCTTCTGGTTTTTTATCAGACTTTTCTTCCTCTGGTTTTTCCTCAGATTTCTCTTCTGGTTTTTCCTCAGATTTCTCTTCCTCAGGCTTCTCCTCCGGCTCTTCTTCCTTTTTTTCTTCTTCTGGTTTTTCATCAGGAGTTTCAGTTGGGGTTTCGGTGGGAGTTTCAGTAGGGGTTTCAGTAGGAGTTTCAGCCGGTGCATCATCCTCCTCATATAAAGACGATAACCTTTCTTTATTTTCAATAACTTTCCGCAATTCTTCACGGATTAGTCTTTTAATACTAAGAAAGGTCATCTATATTTCTCCAATGCTTAAATGTTTTCACTATCAATTTTTCTTTGGCGTCTAATTGCCGCATTTCTTTTTTCTGATTTCCTTTTGGATGGTTTAATGTATTCCATACGATTTTTATATTCTTCAAGGATACCGGCTTCTTTCACCTTACGCTTGAAAATTTTAATCATAATATCAACATTCATACCCGTATTTTTTACCTTTACATGAGCTGGTTTAGAGGTATTGTATACTCTGTCATTCATAACCACATTTCCTTATTATTTATTATTATCTTTTATTTCATAAAATCTACCGAGATGTTTTCCTATATTCTCGTAAATAGATTCTAATGTTCTTTGTAGTTTAACAATTTTTGCTGATGTTTTTTCAAACATAATGACAGATTCTTTTAATCTTTTTGTATTACGAGAATGTGACATACCTTCAAACCAATCACCAGATTCTTCTACCATATTTTTACTTGCAAATTCAACAAGTCTTTTAATTTCCTTAACTATTTCCGGAAGTTGTTTAGATCTATGAATAACAGAACGGTGTTCATTATATCGAGATATAGCTTCAATATACTGTTGTTTTTGTTCTGATGTTAATCTTTTTGTACTAAACCGCTCACCCATTACTTCCTCAACTGCATCAGCAACAAGTTTGTTTATTTCTTCCTTTGTCATTGTTGTTTTCGTTTCACCAACTTTTTTAGGAAGACCTTTGTGAGATGTTGATGCATACTTTTCTAATTCCTTAATAGACATAGAATTAGCCAAATCTTTAACAGATTTACTCACTTTTGATGCAGGAACTTTACCTCTTTTATATGCAAGAGCCAATCCCATTATTTTTTGTTGTTGTTGTGAGAGTGCAGGCATTATTTATCTCCAAATAAACATTCACAAACATTACCTATTTCACAAATAATGTTTGTTATATTATTATTTATTCTTTGTAATTTAGGATCTATTTTTGCAATAGTTTCTAAACTAACACCTTCGCGTATCAAACCTTCACTCATTCCATCTGGATACATAAATGCACCATGAGTTGACGGATTTGAAACGAAATCCCAACATAATAATTCAAAATCCTCTTGAACTTCAACAGTTCCTTCACTTATTTCTTCCACCGAACCCAATCCCCTTGATGATATTCCAAGGCGAATACCGGCACCAAGAAGTTGTTTTAGAATGTTTCCAGATGGCGTTGGTAGAATTTCAACCTTACCAATAACATCATTACCGTCCCAATCAACACCAAGAACATTATGTGAAACATTACGAAGATTTATTACAGATGAATCCGGATGGTCTAATTCACCAAGAGCACGATTTTCTTTTATATTCGTTGCAGCATATTTTTTTACTTCACGCATTAAAATCTTTTTTGGGTAGACTCTACCGTTTTGATTTTTTGCTTCCGCTCTCTGTAATACTCCCGAGACTATAACTTTACCGTCATTCTTTCTTTCAGATTCGGCAATCATTTTTGGACTTACACTAAAAAGTATAGTATCTACGAGTAGTTGTTTCATATTATGCACCTAATTCGTGTATTTTTTTACTAATTCTATTTATTTTTTCTGCAATTTTAACCAAACGATTTCTCGATTCTCTCCAAAGAGTTCTTTGGTCAACTGCCATTTCAGTTTTTAACCTTGACGCGTGCTCTACCGCTCTTTCAACTTCATACATGATTCTATTTATATTTTTTATAGAGTCATTTATTTTTCTATTTGTTGTTCTTGTTTCATCTTTACGAAATTCTTTATATGATGCCTCATTTAAAGCACCCATTGCCTGTTTATAAACAGACTCAAAGTTTTTACCCTTTCCCTTCGGAACAACAGTATATCCTTGATTCTTTGCAACTTCTTCACTGTGTTCTTCAAAAGCATCTTCACTTGGTGCAAATGCCTTTGGTGTTTGATACCCCGCAACCATACCAGTTACACTAGTTTCAGAAATACCCATTTCATCATTGAATTTTATAAATTCTTCGGATTCTTTTATTTTTTGTATGAAAGATTCTACATTCATATATTACCTAATCATTTGATTACGAATTAAAACATAACAATCCGCACCACCCTCTATTCTTTCAATAGATAATTCGTGCATATAAGTTTTTGCCAAGTTACCTATATTAATACTCCCACCACCACTAAGATAAGCAGTTCCTGCAGCACTACTAAAAGGAATTATAGCACCCGCACCGTAATTAGATCCGGTGAACCAAACTGTTCCACTAACTGTAATTGTTTTCAACCATTTTCCAGGATGTCCTTTTCTATCAAATTCGCTAGCACTCGATGTTGGAAAATTATAAGGATGTACTTCATTAAATGTTGGCATTATTTACTCCACGATAAATCTTCTATTAAACTGTAATAACGAAGAAGTGCAGAAATATGATTCTCTTCTACTTTTTTTATTGTCTTATATTCATCCAATAAATTAACTACTTCTATTAATTTTATTTTGATTGATTTGTCTTTAACTCTATGAATATTTTTAGTAAATATATTTTTTATACTTACAGCTTCAGTCTGGATTAAAGACTTCAAATTGTTAGTGTTACTGACATTACCAATATATTCACGAAGAAGAGTCTTTTGTGACTCATTTAAACTTCCATATTTTTCATTGAACCTTTCAACCATATACTTATAAGCAAGCAAACGAACTTCTTTTGGTTCATTAGCGATAGTAACACTCTCAGTTACAACTTTATGTTTGTTGTTTGCTGTTATATTTTCAAGAATTGTTATACGAGACTGAGTGAATTCGATTGGATTATCAATTTCGTTATTTTCAAATATCTTATAAACAGATGCCAATAACTTATAATTTTGAACTTTGGTCTGAAAAAAAGAATCTATATCAAAATTTTCTTTTATAGATTTTATTAACTCATATTTTTCAGTTTGAAGTCTCTTCCTATTCAATCCTCTTCTTGCTTTAAGAACTGCTTCAATTAGCATATTTGCTTTGGTATCGGATTTTAGTCTTTCATCACAAAGAGTTTTATACAATCTATATTCTTTAATGAGTTCTGTATTCTTGTTGAAATACTTTTTTAGAATCTGTATAGCAACAGACTCATTCGCAGAGATAATATCCGATGTTATTTGACGAGTTAATAACTCGAATAACATGGCAGTATTTTTAAACTTTGAGTGTTTTATTTTCTTCATTGTTCCTTATACCTGTTAGTGTTCACTATCATAGAATAAATATAAAAAAAATTATAATTCGTCTAATAAATTGTTTTCATCCAGTAAATTTGGTTCAATTTCTTCTTTTATGGAAGGTTTCAAACTTTCAGAAATTATTGATTTGGTCTTTACTTTAATACCAGACATACTACCAATTATTTTTTCAACATCTTTGTTTTCAAGAGAAAGTGGGGATCCACCTTTATAGTCATGTTTTATTGAACCGTTTGGTTTAAGAGTACGACCAATATCTTTTCTACCAATAGGATCTCTTCCCATTGGATGTTTGTCTGTTCCATAATTTAGATTCTTAGCAGGTCTACCGGCACCTGGCCAACCACCATCTGGCATTTCCACATCATTTATTACAGTTGAACCACCACGAACTTGCATACTTGCAATATCATGTGGTGTTCCGAATGATTCCTTAGTTACTGCTGGATCATTACCTTCATTTTCAATTTGTTTTTGACGGAATGCGTGTTTAATATCTTCAAGGACTTCATTCTTTTCAAACTCAGCCTCGTCTTCGGAAAGATTAAATATATTTGAATAGATATATTTTAACGAAAATAGTTTCTTTTCTATAAGTGTTCCGGCTAAGTCAACTCTTTCTTTCATAAGAGCAACTTTTTCTTGTTCATAAATAATAGAAGGACCAGTAAGACCAAGTTCAAAGTTTACCAAATCTGCATTTTCATACCCCTGAGCATACAAATGAACAATTGCAATTTTAGTCAATTCTGATATTACTATTCTTTGGATTCTTTCAATTGTTCTTGCAAAACGAATATCTAATGCAGCCAATGTTGCTTTACCTTCTGCTCTTTCATCGTAGCCTAAAAATGGCTTTGGTACTTTTAGAGCAGCAAATATTTTACTTTTAAGATATTCAACATCTTCAATCGCTTGATATTGTAAACCGGCAAGAGTTTCAATCGAAGTACCAGATTGTCCACCACGAACTGGTAAGTAAAAATCTTCTAAAAGATTTTGCATATTGAATCTAAGATTATAATCACCAGTTTGTTCATTTATAACTGGAGTTTTCTTCATACGATTCATAATATTTTGCATATATTGGTCTACTTCTGCCGGTGGTATATTACCAATATCAACCTTGAATATTCTTTTTTCAGGTGCTCTCATAATACGATGTATCAACATCGCATCTTCCATGAGAACTAATTGTTTATAAAGTTTACGAGCACCTTCCAACATGGATTTACCATAAGGAAGATAATTGGTATCACCTAATAAACGAAAATGAGCAATTTCATAATTTTGAAATTCACCCTTTCCAAGTGGACCTTCATAGATAAATTTAGTCATGTAAATATGTTCTGGATCAGTTCCTTCTTCTCTTTGCATTTCATACGGTGAAAATGGAACAACATTGGTAACACCAAGTTCATCCTTCACATCAAGATACAAATAAAAGTCACCGTATTTACATAGGTTACGAATCCAAGGCCATAAATTATATTCTATATTAATAATATCATAAAACAGATTTTTAAGTATTTTACGAATATTATCATTATCAGTTTTAATAGTTAAAACATCACCTTGATCATTTTTTAAGGTACTTTCATCTGAGTAAATATCCAATGCAGAAGAAATGATTGCATCGGTATCCATTGCCTCATAATCGGTGTATAAATCTATTTTTGTTGCTGAGAATGAATTATATTGATTGTATACTGATATTGGGGTTCCACGAGTTCCATGTAGGCGACCATATCTATCGATAACTTTTGAAGTGTGTGGATTACCATCTGCTTGATAACGAGCGGTATCCACTACTCTTAGTTTTTTACCACCAACATTTCTTACAACAACATTCGTGGAAAAGAGAGTTTTCAATCTGTCAAATAATGATTTACTCTGAGCCATGCATCACCTATTATTAAGTATTATTATATTGATATAAATATGTATCAAAAATAGTTAAACACTATTTTATCAACCATGTTAAGTCTTCATCTTGTCCATTTACTTTCATATTCCAGCCACTACTGTCATCACCAAATGAATAAGATGGTTTATGTATTGTTGACGACTTTCCTAAATAATCCAAACTCATTCTTGTTTTTAAAAGACCTTCTTGACGAAGTTTCAGAGCAGTATCTCTCACCCACAAACCTATTGCAAATGACATAACCAAATCATCATTGTAACCTGTTTGTGCTTCTGCCTTTGAACCATTCCAAACAAACACATATAATTCTTCTACTAACCGTGAAGATTTTATAATAGGTGCTCTTTCACGAAAATATGTTTCCAACTTTGAAATTAAAAGTGGTCTTGTTTTAGCACTTGTAGTGAAACCAGGAACCATTTGAGATTTATCTTTTAAGTCATAACCTTTTGGAATATGAACGGATGGATCAGTATAACCATCTTCTTTGTATGTATAATAAAGATTCGGATAACCCCTATCAATAATTTGTTGAATTACAGCCCATCCAATGTTAGCATTTTCAGGAACAAGTAATGCATCATTATATTCTGTTGCAACTGATACTAACATATTTCCATAAGTTTTTGTATCAAGTTTACCTTTATATTCAGCAACTTGTTCCATGTTTTCAACATCAAGTACATGAAATGCTGAGTTATCGTTTCCGTCACCACGAGCAACATCTGCTACTACCATATATGTTTTTGAAGGATCAGGGTAGTCCCATATCCAAAGTGAATCTTCAATACCTCTTCTTTCTTTTGGTTCACATACATAAGTGTCTTCATACCACTTTACAAGTTCACCATCAATAACAGCACGACCAGATGAAAGGAAGTTTCCATCACATTCTTGTTTAGCCATGTCAGGACCTAACAGTGCATCTTGTTCATCACGCCATGCTTGATCTCGGTCTGGATGAACTTGCCATAATAATTCTATTGGATTGAAACCACTTTCACCTAACTTTGCCTTCACCCATTGTTTGTGATAAAAGTTACCAACACCATTTGGAGTAGAGTTGATAATTGCAGTACCACCGGTTGCGAGTGTTTGTTGTGAAGATGCCCATATCTTATCTATGCCATCAATAAATGCAGCTTCATCTATAATAAGAAGTGAAAGTGCTTCAGAACGAGCGGAGTCAGCGGCAGCAGAAACGGCTTTAATTTGTGAACCGTTCTTAAATCGAAGTGAAAGTTTATTATCTTCTTGAACGCCAGTCTTCAACCAACTAGGTAGATTGTCATACATAACACGAACTTTTGTTACCAAGTTTTTTGCAGTTTCTTGTTTCGTAGCAATAACAAGAATATTTTTATCATTATTAAATAACATCATCCATAATGAGTATCCAGCAATTAAAGTTGAAATACCCAACTGACGAGATTTTAGGACTATGTTATATCGATTATCATTAAATTCTTTTAGAACATCTTCTTGGAATGGATACAATTCAAAAAGTATTTTGCCTCTTTTTGGGTGTTGAATCTTTGCATACCTTTTCATAAAATATACGGGATTTGCCGCACATTTGGCATATTCCTCTTTAATGATGTCTTTTAGATTTTTAGTAGATTGACTCATTGTACTGCAAATATTATTCCTAGGACTGTTCCGACCCCACCAAAAAACCAAAGAAATTTATTGTCATACCAACGAGGTTGTAATTCTTCATTGATTTTTTCCAATTCTGCCTTCTGTTTTTGACAAGCATCAATTAATGCATTTCTATTACTGAGTTGTCTATTATAGAAATCAACACGAGAATTATACAAATCAATTACGGTATCTTGTACATTTACAACTGTTTGTAGATATTCAACGGAATCTCTTAGGAGTTGAATTTTGTTTGCCAATTTAGTTACTTCGGATTTACTAAAACAAACAAGAGAATCTTTTTCAGAAGCAAATGTAGTGGATGCCATGAAAAGTAATGCGATAATATATTTCATAACTTACTCTTTAATAAAATCTTTAACAAACTTTGTAGCTGAATCTGGATTTGTAATTTTTCTGTCACGATATATGTAGAATCTTTCTTTTACAATACGGACATTTTCCGATTTCACTTTGATAATGGAATCCAATTCATCTGCTCTTTTTTTCAAGAAGGTATAGTCATATTGATATTTTTGCACCAATGCCTCTAAACTATCTTTTGTTTTTGTCCATTGTTTAATTTCTGCTTTTGAACTTTGAGTATCCTTAAACATATAGAACACAAACAGTAAACCACCCAAAGTTGCAATGCCCTTTAGGATCCATTCTATTCTCTTATCAATCTCCATAACTAACCTTTTGTGAATGTTGAAACCATTTTTGCCTTACCACGACCAGTTGCACCTTTTTTTCTTTTGCGTGTTACGGCACTTTTCTTTTGTTTTGATGACATACTTGCAGCTTTACTTGCAGGTACACATTTTGGGTAAGCTCTCTTTCCACCTTTTCGTGACTTACTTCCAGCGGAAGAACCACAGGCAGGATGACCACCACTTTTATTTTTACGAGAAATATCAACCCAACGGTCTTTAAACCAACGAGTCAATCCCCCACTGGGTTTTTTACCTTCAATTAAATATGTTTTTACATATTCACGAATAATCTTTCTAACCATATTTTCTTGTATTATATTCATACACATAAATATAGTAATTTTAAATTATACTCACCCAAGGAATAGGAACAGGAATAGGTTTTCCTGTTGCATCTGTTCCCATAACTGTTCCTTGTATAGTAGTTTGATGAGTAACCAATGCCGAACAAAGTACATCCAAAAATCTTTCAGTATATCCTTGTGAAAATGCTAACCAAATGTGAGTTGCAAGTGGTTCGGGAGCACCAGGAAAAGTAACCTTAGTACCTATTGTTGCAAGAGATAATGCAGGTTTTGGTACTGTTAAATCAAACTTAGCACCTGCCCAATAACCTATAAAACCAACAGCCATTAATTTTGAAGTAGTTTGTAATATATCACGGGAGGTTACACCTTGATTACTATTAACAGCGTTTGCTATCGCATCCTGCAAGAATGCCTTTTGACCTTGTATTAATTTTGCACCATATAATGTTTGTGCAAAACCCAATGTTGAATATGAATATGCAGTTGCTAATAGTTCACCAAATTGATTACCGTCTCTTGTTGTATTTGATTCAAGAGCCGGTCTCATTATTGCCTTAAAAATATCTTTATTCATATTATGTTTTATCTATTGCACCTTTGCCACTCGACGGCCATCCAAAACGGCAACTCCAATACCTTGCCTTGTGTCTTGGTCCAGGAGAATCACAATGGTGTCTTGCTCTAAATGATTTTCTTCTTTGAGGGTTACTCTTTTTAATTTTCATTGTTTTCTTACCACCTTCACCTTTGTGACCAAAGTTTACTTTAACAACATTACCGTTTGGTTTTTTTACATAAACAGAAAACTTTTTAGGACCACCTGGTGTTCTGAATGGTTTACCGAGAGAAACCTTTCTTCCACGATATTCCGCCTCATTCATCATGTTTGGTTTATTCTCTTGTAAAGAAAAATGTAGTTCTGTTATTTTACCACAACCATTTGTGGAATATCCTTCAAGTTGGTATGATGGATTATTAACAACTTCTTTCACATTACGAAATCCACCACCAGCAGCTTTGTATGCCTTTACAAGAGCACCGGATGCATAAGCACTTGGCCACACTTTATATTTTTTCTTTATTCTTGATTTTACACTTGAATAAAGTTTTTTGTTTGTTGGTACTGCCCTTTCAACTATTATTTGTTTCATCAACTTCTCCGATTGTTTTGATCATCAATTGGTGGTTCTTGATAGTATTCATCTGGAGATACCTTTCTATATGAACTACTAAATCTCTCAGATGCAACAGAAAATAAACCACCAATAACTATGTAAAGAAATCCGTCAAAAATAAATTGTTCAACTTTTTTATCGTAGAAAATAGATAATGATGCCATTGCAACCATCATAGAAAATGAAAGAAATAACATAACTCGTTTTGATGATATACCTCCACCAATACCAACGAATACATTTGATAAAACTTTATTCCCCTTCATTTTCTAATTTCTCAATAAAATTTTTTTTAAATTCTTCAAACTCTTTTTCTATTTTTTCCAATAGCTCATCTTTATTGATACTGGTTTTCCATTTTTCAATGTCACCGAAATCATTACTAAATTCCATCCTAGATAACTCATCAGCTATTAAATTTTTATCTTTCTCTGCTTCTTCTAACCAAGCAATAGCATTTTCTTTTACTTTTCTATTTTCATATTCATCCCATTTACCTTCAAGACGAATTTTATGTTCCATATCAACTACACAATCAAAACACATACCATGAATACGCCTCATTTTTTCATCTAATCTTTTTGGCATACCACAAGTACAAGTTTCTTTTGGACAATTTGTAAATGTATTCAAATACTTATGTAATTCTTGTTGCCAAACTTTACCAAGTTTTACCTTATAGCCATTCTTTTGTTCCCATTCATTTCCATCATCATCAAACCATTTATCACCGACTTGACGAATTTCTGTATCTTCTTTGTTTGTGGCATTATAACCAACTTGAACTTTCTGTTGACTATCATGTTCACCTGCAAGAAGTTTTTTTACATCCTGCAAACTATCAATTTTTATTTCCATAACATAACCTTTTATTACTTTATTAACTTTTATCTATGATTTGATAAACTGTTTTTATAAATCTTTTTTTAACTGGATCATTTGGGTTATTACCCATTTCTTTGAAAAACGCATCGTAATATTTTTTTAGTGAATCGGATACACCGAGTGGTATTTTATTGTATTGTAACATTTTCAATAATGATTTATCAGTTTCCATTGGAAAATGAGCTCTCATTTGTTCTACAAATTCTTCTGCATGAGCACCAATTTCCATAGTATCAGATAAATATGTTTTCCAATAATTTGAATCATCTGCTGATAAACGATTATATGATGCACGGTGAATTTTTTGAGAATTAGAAAATTCTTTTACTCTTTGTACATAATGTATCAACTCGTGTGCAATAGTAGGTATAAACACTTTCTTAACAAATTCTTGTATTATACTATCAACCGAAGTTTTTATTGTACCACGCTTTGCAAGTTGTATCTTTACAAAGAATGGAATAAATTCAAATGTGAAATATATTCTAAATTCTGCTTTATCTAAAGATTTAATACCAGAACCCAATGCAGCACCGCCGGCAAACTCATCACTATTGGTAGAAAATTGTGTCAACTCAGAATTAAATTTTGTATAATTTATTTTATTGTTTAATTCATATTCTGAATCAAAATCTGGATCAAGTAAATGTTCTATTTCCAAAGCGATTCCTGCATTTTCTTCATCTTTATTATTTTTAAAACAATACTGTAAAACTTTTGTTATTTCAGAAAATTTCGCATCAAGTCCCGCTTTAATTTCAATTTCAACAGATTGTAACTTAATACCATTAAAAAATTTATTACCATATTTTTTAACATAGTCTTCGTTTTTAATCCAACGGTTTACGATTGCAGTAATATATTCTTGATTTTCAAATCCAGATTTTACTCTAGGAAGCAAAATACGCTTAAATCCAAGAAAACTTGAATCTAATCGTATTAAATCAGCGATTTCCTTAAAAAGTTCTACGGCAACTGGTTCTATTTCTTTCAATAAACCAGTTGGTAATGTTGCTACTTCATTTATTTGTTCTATTTCTTCTGTTATAACATTTTCAAATACTTTATCATATTTAATATCTTCAATATTTATAGAATCATCATTAAATAATATGTAATCATTCCAATTATTACTTATCCTACTTTTTAAACCATCAACACCATTATTAAATAAAAATAAAGAAGCGTATTTATCACCACCTAAAATTCTTGATAAAGTTTTATAAAAAAGATAACCACTATATGCAAATTCAATAACTTCATCAGATTTTTTATTCAACCTATCTAACGCTTCTACAATTTTATTAACTATATTTTCTTCAACTGGACTCTTCGTATCTATCAAAACATAATCTTTTTTATCTTTGAAAAGTTTTACTTTGTATAAGTAATCACCGTACTGATTATCTGGTATATTATCGGAAAAATAAAGCCCATATCCATATCTTTGTTTATTACTATCAACACTAACATTTGATATATCAAACTTATGAAAATTTTTTGAACTTCTGTGATAAGCTATTATTTCTTCTGTTATAACATTTTCAAATACTTTATCCCAAAACTTTCTTGTTATCATGTGAAGTGGTCTTAATTCACCTTCTTTTTTCTTTTTCACTTCAATCATTTCACCTCGTTTTTCATTAAACTTGGCAATAACCATATTGAATATCTTAACATCAAACCAACCAAATATAGAAATAAATCTACTCTTTAACTCTGATAGTTTTGCTTCTCTATCACTCAATGCCTTGTGAATAGTTTCTCGTGTCATTTCACCAAAACTGGGAATATCATAAGAGATATGATTTGATATTATGTAATAAACATAAGGATTTTGAATATCTTTGTATGGTAGGTTAGAAGAATTATTATACTTAGTCAACCGTTTAAACTCTTTAATTTTTGATAGGTCATCATTGCCGAGAGCATAAATTATAATTGTATCTTGACCGTCAAACTTTTCTATAATATCTGTTGCATGATATGGTGTATTTGATTTCATAACATTCGTTACACCATGTCTTTTTATTATTTGTACCTTTTCATCGTATGATAATGGAAGTGTTTGAATATCCATTTTATCATCAGTTACAACATAAACATTTTCTTTACCGAATTTACGGCATAATCTATTATATTCTTCTCGTTGATGAATACCCATTGGATTGAATTTACCAGGAAATAAAACAACAATGTCCTTATCCACCAATTCATTTTCATTGAATATGGAAAGGTTCATTTCACGGATAAGTTTTAATATAGGGTTATTCACCTTATGCCTCCGGTGGAGTTGGCCATTCTATTGAAAATGGATTTAGTTGTGTTGTTATATCACGAAGAGATTGACGATATATTTGCCATTCTGTTTGTTTTTGATTTGATAGCGGTGAATCTGATAATTGTGTCCAATCACACTCTGACAGTTTTTTGTTTCTCTCTTCACGAACAATTTTCCACATATTTTGTTTATCTTGTTCTTTTTCTTCATCCGTTTTAAGACGCGTTATTTGGTGTTCTATTACTTCATTTTCTAATATTTCAAAATTGGATGCAAGTATAATATAATCATCTCCGGTTTGACCTTCTATAAAAGTATATGGTAGCCAACCAAATCCTTTGACTGTATTATCGTCTAAAGTATTGAAATTGGATATATTACTCCAAACATTTGGTAAAGATTGTCTAATATCTTTAACTTGACCATTTTCTACATATGCATATTTCATTTAATTATCCTATGTTTATCTACATATAAATATAATTATTTTATTACAAAATTATATTTTTAGTTAAACCTATAAGTTCTTTTCTAATATTTTCAAATGGTTTATCCCAATTACCATATTTTTCTTGTCTGAATAGTCTTGCGGAATTATACCACCTTGAAGTATCGCCAGGTACTACCCATGTATAATACGGCATTATAGGTGTAACTATCCAAGTTGGAACTCCCATAGCAGCGGAGAGGTGTGCAATTGAAGTACAAGAAGTAATTATAACATCACAGCCCGCAATAATAGAAGCAGTATCGTCCCATGTTTTCATTTGCTCTCGCATATCAGAAAAAGGGAGTCCATCAACACAATCATCATCTCTTTGAAGTGAATAAAAAGTTGTATTTGGAACATCATGTAATCCAATCATTAATTCGGATGGAAATATTCTGTGTTGTTGGTGTTCAAATTCTTTTGAACCACTCCAACGAATACCAACTTTTAGTGTACCCTTCTTAGAAAACAAATTTCTTTTTTCTTTTGGAAACATAAATGGTTTACCATCTAAATCATTATATTCCATACCTAAAACATAAGCAGCAGACATTGCTGGCACCCAATAATCATAATGTGTATGTGGTATTGCTTCAGTATTAATACAAATAAAACCGTGACGAGAGAATATTTCTTTTAATTCTTTATCACATGATACTAAAACTCTTGCACCCATTTCTTCAAATTTTTTAGCAAAACGAAAATTAAGAATTTGATCACCATAACCACCTTCACATCTAAATAAAAGTGTTTTATTTTTTAATGGTTCATCTTTCCATATTTTTCCAGGTATCGGTGGTAATCCAAAAACATTTATATATCTACCATAATTGAAATATTCAAACGCTTTCATCATATTTCCATGGCGCATTTCGTGCCAACCTAAGTTAAAAAGAACTCTATAATCATTTTGTGGTTGTTTTCTGAGTATATTTTCACTTTCACCTGGATTTCCGTTGATTGCGTATTCTAATGCAACATCAAGTGGATGTTTCATATCATTTATCATATTAAAATAAAACCTTTTATATAAAAAATATAAATATAAATATTATGTTTTAATCCCATGATTAAAATTTAATCCAGATGATGAAGATACCCAAGTAGTATAACTTCCTATTTGAACTGGTGATGATTTGTTAACCCCAGTTCCATCACCAAGTTGACGATTA